AGTATCTTCACATTCAATTAAACCAAGTAGTAAGTGCTCAGTACCAGTATACCTACACTTAAACTCTTCTGCATAATTTTTAGATAAAGCAAGTGCTGATTGTGCACAAGTACTGAACTTCATACTAGTATTTATTACGTAACTAGTTGACCTCTACTTATTTAAGTTACTGAAATATTAGTTACGTTACCGCCATATGTTCCATCTCCTATACTACCTCCTGTTAACACTTGAGTTGTTCCAAAGGCAATATAACCAGCTGCACCACCTTCGCGTAATCCATATTGACCACTCACAGTTGACCAGCTGGAACCGGTTCCAATACTGGCATGAGCTTTTGCATATGTATCTCCTTGACCATCTTGGCCATAGTTACCACCTGAGAGACCAGACATCTGTAAATGATCTGTAATAGTAGTACCTGTACCAGCGATAGTATCCCATGTGTTAGTATTACCACCTCCATCATCACTATATGTTCCTCCTGCGCCAGCATTACCGTACCCCACGGCACCAGATGAGCCGTTGTTCACAAACACATGCCTAAAGTGTGCATGTTGTATAAGAGTATTAGTCTCGGCTCCTTCAACTAATTCTACACCAGCGAGACCACCAACACCATAATTAGCTGCATGTATACCAGCACCACCTCCACCGCCTGACCCGGCTGATAAATATCGTACAAAATTATCAGTTGACGCACTAACACCTAATACTCCACCACCCCCACCCCCAGCACCTCCATAAATAAAGCCTTCGTTAATTACAGAAACTGTACTAAAATATGAGTTAACATCAATTGCAGGACCACCGTCTTCACCAACAAAATAAGATGCACTAATATCACCAGACCCTGTACCACTAGCATCTAGAAAATCATTACCAGAAAGCCAAAGAGCTCCATGGCCACCAGCACCTGCTTTACCCATTAATAAAGCGCTTACATCACCAATATTACCTCCAACTCCTTCCACTATAACATTAAGCTGATTGCTGTCATATACCATAGAATCTGTTGTTGGATCAAATTGAAGAGCAGCAGATACAGTTGATACAGAAAAAACAGACAAAGGTGTATTAACAGTAAAGTCTACAGTAAACGGATTAGTAGCAGAGTATGTTTGATATGTCGTATCAGCAGAGAGCGCTTCCCATATATTAACACAACTTAACATATTTGTTGTACTAGTTAAATAAGAAGCAGAAATCGCGGAAAGATATAATGACGTATTTTTATATTCCTGATTAATATATATATCTTGACTCTGTACACCCATAACAGATCCATCAGATGGATTGTCTATATATACATGTAACTTCTTATTTGAACTTTCTGATAAATCTTGAGCAGCGCTAATATCAAACACTACAGATGTAATTAAATCTGTAAAGAATATTGTACTTGTACTACCTACCTGCTCAGCGGAGGTTTGTTGATTGACACTAGTACCAGGGAAATCTGCCTCTTTACTATTAACAACACTCTTATTCCTACTAGCGGGAACTGAAGGAATATACAGACCTATAGCAGCATCGGAAGGTTCTATTGTTAAGTTTACTGATGTCTCAATATCTCGATCAGGTTTGGCTTCAACGTCACCTGTAACATACCGCTTTACGGCTACCCTACCAGTTGATCCTTCATTAATAGAAAGACTTGTAGCAGACATACTAACAGTATAGATATCACCTATAGGCTCTACAGTTACCACTACGGTAGTGTAACTAGGATCTATAACACAATTTGAATTTTCTTCTACTATAAAACTAAACTTTTTAACACCACCGGAAAAGAACTTTACAGTATCTATAGTAATTGTTTTAGTGTTTTCATCTCTTTCAAAGACTCCTATACTCTTCTCATCAGATCCAATATATGATATATCAGATGAAAGTATCGAAGTATTAGTATCTAATGTAGTATAATATTTAAAACTACAAGTTGGTCTACCAGATAAGACGTTTGTTCTAGTAACAGTAAACGTAACATCATCACCAGATTGAACAGAAGCTGTAGAAGCATTGCCAACCTTTACTGACAACACGTTAGGAAAGCTCTCAGTATTAGCCGGTAATCGGATCGAAAGTTCATCCGGAGGGTTATTGTTAAGTGGCTCTTCCTTAATTAAATCAAACAAGCTTTCTTGTTGAGAATATAATAGTTTTAATGGTCTATTAATAACATCAGTCAAAAGCGGCTCATTAACACCTATATATAAATTACTACTATCATCAAGGGTAGTGGGTTTTGTAAACTCATGATAGTTTACTGTACACAACGTAGGTACAGCAGCAGTACCACTATTAGTATCATAAAAACTATAAACCTTTTTATTTAAGTTTTCAAATAAAGAATAATGATTATAAATTAACTTTTTTGTCGTCTTATTAAATGTTATATTATTAACAATTTCTTGAGGAAGAACTAAGATATCAGATAAAGTAAAATAATTAGTATATAAATTTTCATTGTAAAGCTTAGTTGTAACATGCTCGTCTTCATATACATATGTTGATACCTTTTGATTAGAGCTCTGAGGAGAATTAACTCTCGTAGTAACAGCTATATAATCCTTATTATTATATAGGACAGTATCAAATGATAATATTTGTTGCTCATCTTCCTTACCACTAATTCTAATGCTTGTAGAAAACTCTGATTTTGCTAAATTTAAAACTCCAATGTATTGATTTAAATTAGATTTATAATACTTATATATTTTACCATTATTACAAATATATAAAATATTTTTAACAGCCTTACTATTAACTATTTTCTTAAAGCTATCATTCTCATCTAAACCAGATAATGTATACAGTCTAGTATCGTAGAACTTAAATAGAGCACGAGGTTGTGATAATGTATTACTATCTACATCATATTCTAGAATCTTTCCTTTAGAAGATAAGACATAACCAACAACCAATTCATTAGTATCTGAGTATTGATCTACTACAATTGAAACTAATTCACCAGTACTAGGATTATTAAATAAATTTGGTGCAAAAACCTCTTTAATAAAATTAAAATTAAGATCGAATACCTTAATGCTATTATGACCATTATCTAAAATATAAACTCTGTTCTTGTAAACAGATAAACTACTAGGTTTAATTAATTTATTTTTAGTTTGAGATATACCTTCTCCACCAATTGTTTTTAAAAGGTATCGACCAGGATGAGTCGTGTCACTAATACCAGTTCTTCTCAAGGCAACATCATCAGTTATCAACCCAGTAATGTCAAACTTAAAAGCCGTATTAGATCCTTTGTCTAAAACAAACAATAAATTATCTACAATATCAACACTTACAACATTCTTAAATTTGAACGTCTTATTAAACTCTACCTCATTACCAGATATAAGAGTTGTCATTGAAGTAATATTAACATCAGTTTCAGATATAACCGATGAATCTGGACTGTAATTAAAATATAAAAACTTATCCGACGAGTCAGTCTTTAATGCAATATGTGTTTCTTCAAGAGCTGATAAATGATTAGTACCGGTTCCTCCAGCTGGATTAGAGCCTATAGCTACTGGTGTACCAACTCCTGAATCCGCAATAGACAAATAGTTCGGAGCGGCTGACGTTGGTGGTGTCTTTGTAAGGAGCTCTGCGTTGGCTATAAGGAATAAATAATTCTTATATAACTTCCGGATACTATTATTGTACACATCTGATACAGCAAAGTCATTATGGCTAATAGTAATATCGTTCACTGTATATGGTAAGTCACTCGATGCTATCTTTAGTTTATCTAATATCCGATCCTGCTCGAAACCCTGCGTCGACACTGACGTTACTTCACTGTATACTGAATTAGCCATTATTAATTATTTAACAAAATTATCTTAATTTAACAGATTGAAGTTGCAAGATAAAAAGTAAATAATTACGATGGCAAGGAGAATATCCACTACAAACAAACACAAGATTACTCACGACTTTATTTTATCGTTATATAAAGAAACAAAAAAAATGAGCCCTACCGAAAAAGTAGAGACAGTTGATAAAATAAAAGACCTCGTAAAATACATCGGAGAAGAGATTGTAGTTGATCTCTCTGATACTGATGTCTAAAACATATATAACATGGGAGAACATACAGCAAGATACAAAGATACTAGCCAATAAGCTATCTGAATTTAATTTCTCTTGTATTATTGGTGTAGCTAATGGTGGGATGATTCCTGCAACGCTAATAGCTAAAGAACTTAAAGTCAATAAACTATTATCTTGTAATTTAAAATCTTATCAAGAGGATAAACCCAGAGAAGGTGCTCACTCTCAAATGGATGTAGTAAAGACAATTAGCTTCCCGGACTGGAGATCGCTTC